ACTAAATATAGTATGGACGTTAGGTAACGCTGGATTAGCAGGCTTAATTGCTGCTGGAATCATTTGGAAGTTGCTTGATAAAGACATAACGAACGAATTATCCAAATAACACAAAATGAAAGTGGAGATAAAAATAATTTTTATAAAAACTTAGGTCCCTCCGAACGGTGACGGTTGGCATCAGCCTAAGTAACCAACCACCTAATTTAAAGCTATTATCATATGAACTGGAGGGTCCTTATGGATAAAGATAGTAGAGAATACAAATTAAAGTTAGCAAAAGAAATTGAAATACGCAAGGCTCTTGCTAAAAAGAAAAAAGATTTAGAGTACAAAAATGACTTTAAAAAATTTTCAGAGGACAGGTTAAAAATTATAACAAAAGATGCTGCTCAAGGCTATATTCCATTTAAATTTAACGAAGCTCAACAAAAAATACATAATGCTGTTGAAAATCAGTTAAAAGAAAAAGGAAGAGTAAGGGTGCTAATACTAAAAGCTCGCCAGCAAGGTATATCTACATATACCGCTGGAAGGGTCTTTTGGAAAACTTTATATACCCCTTTTACCAGGTCAGTAGTACTTGCGCATGACAGCGCAACTTCAGACGCTTTGTTTACAATGAGTAAGCAGTTTATTGAAAGAATGCCAAAAGACACAGCCCCTGAGTTAGTTAAATCCAATGCAAAAGAAATTAAGTTTGCTCATAACGATTCGGGTTTTAGATTGTATACTGCAGGCTCCCCTGAAGCGGGGCGAGGCACTACGCCAACAATTTTGCATTGTTCAGAAGTGGCTTTTTGGCAAAATCAAGAAAAAATTCTAGCTGGGTTATTTCAAGGCGTTTCTAGCGCTGACGGCACTGAAATAATTTTGGAATCTACGGCTAATGGCGCTTCTGGCTCTTTTTACGAAATGTGGAAAAAGGCAGAGCAAGGCTTAAATGATTATGTTCCCGTATTTTTGCCATGGTATATGACATTAGAGTATACTATGAAATCGCCAAAAGATTTTGTAAAAACCAAAGAAGAAGAAGCATTAGCTGAATTATATAATTTAACTAATGACCAACTTTATTGGAGACGAATGAAAATTGGCGAGTCGGGTGCAACAAAATTTGCCCAAGAATACCCCGCAACCTCCGAAGAGGCGTTTCAAGTATCAGGCGCAAATGTATTTGATATTGAAAAAATTGAAAAATTAAAAATTGAATCTGCCACAAGTATAAGAAGTTTTAATCCTAAAATGATGTCCTGGGATGAGCAGAGAGAAGGACACCTTGAAATATGGGAAGCCCCTAGTTTCCAAGAGAAGTATATTATTGGCGCCGACGTTGCCCTTGGAGTAGGGCAAGACTACAGTACCGCTGTAGTTATGAACTCATTTAGAGAAGTTGTTGGTTTATACCGTAATAATAAAATAGACCCTTCTGCTTTTGGCAAAGAATTATTTTATTTAGGGCGATATTTTAATAATGCACTTTTGGCTGTTGAATCTAATTCAATGGGTATAGCTACTCTTCAGAAACTGAAAGACATGACTTATGTTAATATGTACTTTCAAACAAAAATTGCTAACATATCGAATGAGGAAGGAATAAGGCTAGGCTTTAGAACAACTAGCGCATCCAAACCGGCTATTATAGGCAACTTAAAAAATTGGCTATTTGAAGAAGAATTAGATATTAAATCTTCGGTGATTATCCAAGAACTAAAAGATTATTTGTCTGACGATAAAGGCGCAACTGGCGCAAGCCCCGGATGTTTTGATGACTCAGTAATGGCTTTAGCTATTGCTTGCGAAGTCTATCGGACGCATATTGATAAGTTAACAAATGATAGAGTAGGATTTGGCAATATGTATTTGCCAGAAACTAATAACAATTGGATTTAGGAGACATTATGTCGAAAAATATTAATAAAGTAACAGATGAAGAGCTAACAGGTCTAATTAATGACGCAATTCATCAGTCAGTAGGCTCATTTTCCGATGGATCTGAAATATCAGAGGCTAGAGAAGAAGCTATTGATTACTATACCCAACAACCAAAAGGCCGATTAGAGCCAATGGGTGTTTCTAGGGTTGTGTCCTCAGATACTGTAGAAATTGTAGACTCATACTTAGCGGTTATTTCAGAGTTAATGCTAAGCAACGGTAGAGTAGCTAAATTTAACCCGATGGACCCAACGCAGTCAAAAGCTGCCGGTATAGCTTCTGATATTACTAATCATTGTATTTTTGTTAAAAATAATGGCTGGGTAGAATTAAATACATGGATTAAAAGTGCTTTGCTATTTAAAAATGCTACCATTCGTTGGAAATGGGTTGAGTCTTTTGAATACAAAGTAGAAGAATACGAAAATTTAACATCAACTCAGCTAGATGTTATAACCGCTGAAGATGATGTAGAGATTATTGAGCTAGTAACAGCATCAGAAATAATCGAGGGTGAAGAAGTTGAATACTACGAATTAGCTAAAATTAGAAGAAAAATAGACACATCTAAAATAGAGCTAGAAAATATTCCTCCTGAGTCATTTATGATTAACAGGACAGCCACATCAATAGCAAATTCTACATTTGTAGGAATTCAAACCGAAGTATCTTTATCTGATCTTCGTGCTCAAGGCTTTGATGTATCAGATGACTTAGCAACGGAAGGCTCAGAAAGTTTTGCGGGGCTAAAAGGCAATTATGGAGAAAACGCTAACAGACAATCAATAAATAATGTTTGGGTAGGCGAAGAAGACGATATTTTAGGCGCAGCTAACAGAGAAATTACTGTTAACGAAGTCTGGATGAAGATTGACAGAGATGGCGATGGTATCGCTGAGTTGAAAAGGTTTATAGTGGCCGGTGACGAGATTTTATTAGAGGAATACGCAGATAGCGTACCCCTTGCTAATTTAAATCCCATCGAGATTCCGTATGCCTTTTACGGGTTGTCCATAGCGGACGTAACTCGATCAGCTACAGAGATTAAAACGGCTATTACTCGAGGCATGGTAGAAAATGTATACTTGACAAATTACGGTCGAGTGCTTGCAGATCCCAACACGGTAGATTTCCGTGCGCTTCAGAGTCCCGAACCTCACCAGATTATTCCTACTAATGGTAGTCCTGTTGCAGCGGTGCAACCGATTACCCCGGATTCTCTGTCACCCTCTACGTTTTCATTATTAGAGTTTATGAATAATGAAAAAGAGCAAGCTAGTGGCATGACGCGCGCTGCTCAAGGCGTTAATGAAAAATTATTTGATTCTGGAAACTCAGCCGGCAAAGTTGCGCAAGTACAGGCAGCTTCTCAAAAGCGTATTGCTTACGTAGCGCGTAGATTTGCCGAAACCGGGTTTAAAGACTTATGCAAAGGGGTTTATAGCTTAATATTAGATAACGCAGATGCTATTATGAAAGACTTTTCATATTACGGTGTTACGCCTAAAGACATGATGCCTATTGAACATTGCACAGTTGATATAGATGTAGGGCCTAATAGCAAAGCTAATACTCAAGAAAATATGATGATGCTAGCTACGCAAGTTATGCCAATGCTGTACCAAACTCCTGAAACTAAAAGTATTATTAACCCCGCTTCGGGATTTAATATTGCTAAGCAGCTAATGGACTCAATTGGTATTGAAAATTGGACTGACTTTATTGTTGATCCATCAACACCTCAAGGCCAACAGCAGGCACAGGCTGTAGCTCAACAACAGCAAGCGGCAAGTGCTGAAGCTCAAAAAGAGCACGAAGTAGAGCAACAAAAGCTTATGCTAACTTTGCAAAAGCAAATGGCAGATATTCAGAAAAAGCAAGCGGATATGGAGCTTGACAGAGCCAAATTTGAGCATATGGTTGCTAAAGATAAAGCAGAAATTGCATTAGAAGTACAAACAGGCAAACCTACAAAAATTGGTAATTAATTCATAAAGCGGAGGTCAAATGGATAAAATAGAGTTAGGCTCCCATGCAAAAATGATAATAAGCAATAAAGCTTATAATTTAATTTTTGAAAAAGTTAAAGAAAAGTACATGGCGGCGTGGAGCCAAACAGGCTCGCATCAAAAAGAGCTACGAGAAACTATTTATAACACAGTTGTAGCATTAACTGATGTAAAGAAAGAAATAGAGTCATTGGCGGTTGCTGGTGATAATGAAACATTCAAAAAAGAACAGGAGGATCTAAATGGATGATTTTACTTTAAGTGACTTAGAAATGCTTAAGTTAGAAGAAAAAAATATATTACGTGAAATGCGCGGAGCAACAGGCCGCGGGGGACACGGTCCTGTAATTAGGCTACTACTCGAAAAACTCAATACAGTGCAAATTCTTATTGAGAGATTTGAGGCCAAAATTGAGCGTAAGTCTAAAAAGCAGGAAGTTAAAAAGGTTAATAAAGTAGCAGCGCCTAATAAAAAAGCTGCTGCTAAATAAAGAATAATCTATAGGAGGATTATATAATGTCAGAGAGTTTAGAAACTACCCGAACAAATAGTGAGGATGTTAATATAAATTTAGTTGATGAAGATGTAATGTTAGAAGGTCTAGCGGACGAGTTTTTTGGTGATGAGCCAAAAGAAAATCTATCCGGCAAAGATATTGATAACGAAGTGGAGGAAGCAGCAGAAAGTGATGAAGCTGAGGCGCCCGAGACTGAACTATTAGAAGAAGAAAGCAATGATGAGCCTGAAACCGAAGAAACGGAAGAAGAACCTGAAAAAGATAATGATGATTCTGAAGAAGAGGTAGAAGATGAAGAAGAGCTAGACATGGAATACGAAGTGCCAGTTAAAGTTGATGGCAAAGAGTATACCGTTGCTATGGCTGAACTTATTAAAGGCTACCAAACTGCTCAAAGCTCTAACAAGAAATCCATTGAAGCCAGTGCACAGCTAAAAGAAGCTAAAGCACTTGCAGAAGAAGCCACCGCACTTAAATCACAAAATGCTGAATTGCTAGCCAAGGAAGTAGATAGTGACACAGTGCAGTTAGAAGCGTACGACCGCAAAATACAACAATTAATAAATGACGACGATATGTTTGAATTGCCAAAATGGCAAGAAGCTAGACGCAATAAAGCTAAAGAACTTGAATCTAAAAGAAATGAAGCTACCCGCCTTAAAGAAGAGGCAGATGCTGAAAAAATTCAAGCAGAAACAGCTGCGTTACAAGCAAGCAAAGAACAAGCTATTTTAACATTGGATAAAGATTTACCCGGCTGGCAAGACAACTATGAAGCTGTAGTTAATTGGGCAGTAAAAGACTTAGGGTTTCCTGAGTTTGCAAACGTTATAGATCCTAAAGTTATTGCGTTAATGTATGATTATAAAGCGCTAAAAGATAGTAAAAAAGTTGCTGTCCAAAAGCGTAAAAAGGCTCCTACTAAAAGTGTTAAGGCAACTAAGCCTGTAAACAAAAAGGCTAAAACTAATGAGAAAGAAAATGAGCTACGCAAAAAAGTATTATCTGGTGACGCTACCGAGAATCAAACTGATTCTTTCTTAGCGGGGCTAGTAGACGGAATGCTTAGTGACTAATCTTTCTTATCTCTTAACAATTGTAATATTTTATAGGAAAAATTAAAATGGCAATATTTAGAACGGAAGATACTAAGGGTAAAAAAGAAGACCTAGCATCTTTTATAACTATGATTACCAGAGATGAAACTCCGTTTTTATCCTCGATTGGTAACAAAAAAGCTACAGCTGTTTTTCATGAGTGGCAAACTGATGAATTAGCGGCGCCTGCTGCAAATGCTCAAGCTGAAGGCTCAGACTTTTCAGCATCAGCTGTTGCAAATACTAGCACAATTCGCGCGGGTAATTATTCGCAAATCCTTACTAAGCATATTCAAGTGTCTAAGACTCTTGACAGTGTTTCTAAAGCTGGACGTAATTCAGAATTTGCGTATCAGATGAAGAAAAAGGGTACTGAGCTTAAGCGCGATTTAGAGCACGCACTAGTTGGTTCACGTCAAGTGACTAATGGCTCTGGCGGAGCTGATGGCGTTGGTGCTAACGCGGGGCGTACTATGGCTGGATACCAAGCTTGGGTTCCTGCGTATAACACATGGGACGTTTCTGCTTCAACTCCAGCATTTGCCTCAGGTAGCCATACAGCTGCTACCGGTGCTGCTGCGGGTCTTACAAGTGCTGCTGCTACTGCTGGTACTCACGCGCTTGCTTTAAGTGATGTTGACGAAGTAATGCAAAGAGTTTACGAAGAAGGTGGAAAAGCAACAGTGCTTATGATGTCTCCAACTCAAAAGCGTAATTTCTCTGCTTTAGCGCATGCTGTTACAGGAACTCGTCGTAATCTAGACGAAAAAGGCTCAATCAGACAATCTGTTGAGCTATACGAAAGTGATTTCGGCTTAGTGAAAGTCATACCTAACTACATTCAAGGTCTTGCTAATAGTGTAGACAAGAGTGATGGGCTAGGTGGAGCTACGGATGTTCTTGTTTATGACCCAAGCTGGTGGTCGATGGCTACTTTGCGTCCTTTGCACACTGCTGATGTTGGTGTACAAGGAGATAGCACAACGGCTATGATGATTGAAGAAACTACTTTAGAATGCAGAAACACATTTGCATCTGGTATGATTTCTGGAATCGGCACAATTGTAGCGTAAGTAATATTCGCACAAAATATAGGTGGCCCTTCGGGGCTGCCTTTATTTAAATGTATTGTACTAATATGTTTAAGTAAAGGTATTCAGCCTTAAATCGGAGAATTAAAATGAGTAATTTTATTAAAGGTACATATGGTAAAAATGGTGAATTTAGAGCCACACAAGATGTATCAGCTTATTTAGACTATGCTTCTAAGTCACGAGCAGCTGCAAAAAGTATGTTTGCTAACCAAAAACAAAATTATAGATCATTTGCTATTATTCCAGATATAGTAGCTGTAGATATAAAAACTAAGTTTGGTATAGATGTGCATGATTCGCAAAATAGCGCTGAAGAATTGCAAAAAATTAAAAGTATAGTTATACAGAACTATCCACAATTATTAACGGGTAGTATTATTAAAAACCCTAAAGGGAGATAAATTATGGCAGCAGTAACTAACCAAGCTACCTTACGCACAACTCTGGCAGATTGGCTAAATCGTTCTGATTTAACAAATGCGCAATTAGACCAGTTTATTGAAATGGGAGAAGCTAAAATATATGAGTTATTAAGAGTACCTGCCCTTGAAAAAATAACCGTTTTTACTGTTACAAATTCTCGTATCACTATTCCTTCGGATTTTGTTGAATTAATTGAAATTAGAAAGACTGGAGTAGGCTCTTGTAGTGTTAACCCAACTGTTAATACTACCCCAGCTTTATGTGAGTCTGCAGATGGCATATGGACAAGCACAAGTGACAATGATGACATTATTTTAAACAGAACGGACACTAGAAATTTATTTAGCTCAGACAAACACTCTATAGCTAATTCTTTTGCCAGAGATGGCGGAGAATTTGTATTAACAAATGCTTCCGGTAATATTAATGCTTCTGGCCCGTATCGAGTTAAATATTATAAAGTCGATAACGCTATAGGAGCTCTTTATACTAATGGAGAAGTATTTAGGTCATCCAGCGCGTTTTGTACAGCTTTAACAAGGCAATCAAATGGCGCAGCTGGAGCTACATACGCAGCTTACTCCCCCGCTAATGGGTATGGAGACTGCACAATTAACCACGCTGATGTAGAAAAAGATAGCTGGTTATTAAATGATTATGAAATGATTTTGTACTCTGCGTTATCAGTAGCGTCGGCGTATTTAGGAAATGATGAAGATGCTGCAAAATTTACCCATATGTTTATGGAGCAAATAGCAGCCACAAATACAAGGGCAAATAACGCGGAATTAAAAGGCGCAAATGTGCAAATGCGTTTTCAAGGGTTCCAAGGCTTATAATTAAGGAGACGCATTATGGCAAGAAATTCATTTTATGAGGGCACAGTAGCCGATGCAGAACTAATTGCAAATGCAAGTGAAGACGCGCGCTTAGCCGAAACTTCAGCAACTGCTGCTGCTGCAAGCGCAACTGCATCAGCGGCATCTTACGACTCATTTGACGATAGATA